CTGCAAAATCGCTATATCTCTGGCTCGAACAAGGAACGCCGAAATGCCCGTGACCCGCCGCCTCGAATGGAATGGCAACAACAACATCCTCGTTCTGGAGGACGGGCACGGGCGCGTTGACATCACGCTCGACGATTTCCTGCAGATGGCGGCTGACATCACTGCTGATCTCCAGATTTCTGTCCTGCCAGCGCCGCACCGCCCGCAGCCACCCCGCCAGCGCTGAGCAGCGGCATCTTCCCCGACACCGCCATTTTCCAGACGTCCTTCGGGTCCATGCCGCGCTCCTTGGCGGTCTTCAGGATGCGTTCCTCGACGAAGTCCATGAAGCTCTTCGGCGCGCTCTCCAGCCCGGTGGTCTGGCCATGGCCGACCCAGCCGGCGGCCTGCGTCTCGGCGGGCGTCAGCCCCAGCTCCTGACCGATCTTCTTGTAGTGTTCCTCGAATGCCGCATATTCGGTCGGCAGCGGCTTCGACTGCCAGAAGGCACCGCGCCCCAGCGCCTCCGACATCGGCACCTGACCGGCGGCATGCTCTTCCATGATGTTGCGCGGCGTCGCGCCCTTCTCGTTCAGGAAGGACCGCTCCAGAAAGCGCGGATCGGCACCGGCCATCGCCGGGGCGCGGAAGGCGTGGGTGTCGATGGTCGCCACCGAGGGATCGCCCTTGAGGTTGGCGGCGAACGAGATCGGCTTGGCATTGGCCTTGAAGTCGAGGCCGGAACCGCCGGGGAACACTGACTTTTCGGCGTTCATGCGGTGCAGGTTCTGGGCCAGATGGCCGTAGGGCACCGGGTTCTTGTCGCCCAGATCGGCAATCGACGGCACCGGGTTGCCGGGCGTCGGCTGGGCCTTGCCGTAGTAGAAGCTGGCGTTGCGCACGTTGGTGCCGACGTCGGAGCGCGGGCTGGTGGCGGCGACGCTGTCGATGAACTGGTCGAACTTGCCGAGGCCGGCTCCGGTGCCGAGCTGGTCCTCGAAACTCTTGCGCAGCGGGCCGGTCTCGTACCAGTCCTTGACCGGGATGCCTCGCTCGACGCCGGCCACCATCTTGTCGTGGACGTCTGGCCGCGACAGCAGGTCGACGGTGCGGTCGGGCACCTTCTTCGGCACGAAGCGCTGGACGCCAAGGTCGCGCGGCTCGTAGCTCGCGCCATAGTCGAAGACGCCGCTCTTCTCCTGCGCCGGGCGAACGATTGCCGCCAGCGCGTCGCGCGCCCCGGCCTCCTCGCCACCCTTGACCAGCGCCTTGCCGCCCTTGGCCAGCGCGCCACCGACCTCAGGGACCGCGCCCAGTGCGCCCAGTGCGGCACCGAGGTAGTCGCCATGCTTGAAGTCCTCGACGCCCTTCTGACCCTGCGAGACACCGCCAACCACCGGCAGGTAGTCGGCGGGAGCGCTGGCCTGCTGGCCGAAGGCGTTGGCGGCTTTGGGATCGCCGCCATAGGCAGAGCCGAGCAGGGAGGCCAGCGTGGCGCGCAGATCGGGTGGCACGCCATTGGATGCCTCGCCGGTCGCGCCGGGCTTCAGCGGCCCCTGCCAAGGCTTCTGCGGGGCGGCGTTGGTGATCGGCGCAGCCGGGCGCGCGAAAGGGTCGCCGGGATCGGTCGCGGGATCGTAGCTTTCGGGGATCAGCGGGCGGCGGTCAGCCATTGCAGCCTCCCTGCATAGAGCCTATATTCGGGGTCCACAAAGGACCGACGTCATGCTGTATTCCCTTCTGCTCGTAGCCTGCGCTCTGGCCGGCGGCGGCCTTGCCATAGGCGTGCAAGTTGCGTGGATCATGCTGTTTTGTGAAAACTGACCTCGTCATTGCTGCGACGCCTCCTGCCCGGCGAAAATGCCGCCGCCACGGGCCGCAGCCTTTCTGGCCATCAGCGCGGCAAGCGCCGCGCGCGTCGGCGGCCCCGACATCACACTCGGCGTCTTGGCGAGCGAGCCGGTCGAGATCAGCCTGATCAGGCTGTCGGCCTGATCCTGCGCGATCCGCGTCGACTGGTTCTTGATGGCGCTGCCGGCCTTCTGGGTCAGCGCCGAAGCACCCAGCCCGGCGCTGCCGGCCAGCAGGGTGCTGATGGGGTCGAAGCCGCCATGCAGGCCCGCGCCTGCGGCAAGGCCGCCCATCAAGGTCTTCACCGGAATGCCCGACACCTGATTGCCGGCTGACCGCAGCCAATTCTGCATCTGGGTGCCGTCGACAACCTTCTGCATCTGCGCCAGCTCTGGGGCGTTGTAGGGGTTGTAGCGGCCCGGCTGCTCGGCCTTGTCGAGCGCGCCCCGGATGTTCTGCCGGATGGCGTTCTCCTCGTTGCCGCCGGAATTGGTCGAGGCGGCGCGGTTCTCGGCCTTGCCGACGCGCCAGCCGATGTCGGCGGCGGTGTTGGAGGCGCGCCACAATTGCCGTGCCTGCTGCCACAGCGGGCCGACCTGATCGGGCGGCAGCTGCGACATCGCCGGGGTCTCGTTGGTGACGAAACCTTCGATGTGATTGACGATGCGACCGGCGATGCGGCGCACGTTGGGGTCGGGGTTCGTCGTATTGGACGAGGCCTGCGACCTGATCTGCTGCAGCGTCTCAAGGCTCATCGGGTGGCCGCTCTGGTCCTCGATGCGGGAGAGGACGCCGTCGCTCAGCACCTTGTGGGCACCTTGTGGATCGAAGCCATTTTGCCTGAGGTCGGTGTTCAGGCTGCTCGCCAGCTGGGACGACTGGTTGCTGTCGTAGGCGACACCACCGTCGTCGAGCCGCTTGTAGATGCCCTTGGCCTGCGCGGTCAGTTCATCGGGCGGGGTGCCACGATTGGCCTCTCTGGCCGCCGCCCGGCGGGCACCGAAGCCCGGCAGGCTGAGAGCGGTGCCAATCGTGCCGGCGGTCGCCGCCGACGCCAGACCGCCCTTGGCGGCTCCTTCAGCGGCACTGAGCGGGTCTTCGGAATTGCGCGCCGCGCCCTCGACCGCGCCGAAGCCCGCCGCGCTCTTGATCATCGGCCACAGACCCTGCTCGACGACGCCGCGCGCCGGGCCGCCAGCGACGAGGCCACCAGCGAGGCCGGCGGCAGTGCCGCCCCAGCCAGAGTTTTTGTTGGCCTTGTCCATCATGTCTTGGTAGGCACCCGTGCCGGCGGTGTAGCCCTCGCCGAAGTCGCTACCATTGGAATTGCCGAGCAGTTGCAGGAGCTTGCCGCCGAGACCTGCAGCAAGGCCTGCAGCCGGCTTCTGCAGGCCGAGGGTGATGCTGTCGTTGAAGACCTCTTTCGCGCCGGGATCGGCGTTCAGCCCAGCCGCCGCGATCTTGCGCAGCCGGGCGGCGCGCTCGTCCTGCGGCGAAGGCGCAGCAGCCGGCGCGACCGGATCGCCAAACGGTGAGGTGGGCGGTGCCTGCGTCGGCGCTGCCGGATCACCAAACGGAGAGAGCAGGGGGCCTGCCATATCAGGGCCTCCCGTTCGTGTTCGGCAAGGCTTGCCGCGCGGGCGAGGGGGTCGCCGCAGCCGCAGGCTTGATGAAGACCATCAGGCCGCCGTTGGGATCATTGTGACCCGGCACCGTGTACTGCGCGCCGGGCGGCAGGGCGCGGTAGCCGGCGAGATCGTTCGCAGCTACTGACGGCACGCCGCCGCCGGATGCTGCTGGCGGCGTCGCGCCGGGCGCGGGTGGCGCACCCGGAGGTGGCGTCGCGCCGGGTGCCGCCGGCTTGCTTTCGGGCATCGGGATCGAGGCGCGGCCCGCCGTCGCGCCTTGGCGGATGCGAACCATCGCATTCTTGAGGCCATCGATCTTCGACACCAGCGTCGGCGCGTCGTCGGTCGGCGATGGCTCGTACTGCTTGACCTGATTGACCGCCTCGGTGTCGCTCACGCCGGCACCGGTCAGCATGCGCAGCAGCGCCTCGGAGCCCTGCTTCAGCTGCCGGTAGGACTGCCCGCCTTCGCCGCGACCGAGGATCGAGGAGGTGGCGTAGTCGACGGGGCCGGTCATCGAGCCGCTGGCGGCCTGCGTGCGGATGTTGTCGAAATTCGACAGAAACTCGTCGCCAAGCGCGATCTTCGACGCAAACTCGGCGGGCAGCAGCTGCATCGGACTGCCGATGGCTTCCGGCTCGCCGGTCTTCGAATTGACCCGGTAGGACAGGCTGGGGTTGAGGTGGTAGGCGTCGATCTCCGATTGCGTCGCCGGGCGATAGGTCACCGGAGCGAGCGTCGCCTTGGCCTGATCGGCCTCTGCCTGAGTGATGCGCCCGTTGGCCAGCTCCTGATCGATCTTGCCGATGTCGGTGACCGGCTGCGACTGGTCGTAGGCCTGCTTCTCCTTGGTCTGACCGGCCTGAAAATCCTGCTGGTTCTGCTGCTGGCCCGACTGGAAAGTCTGCGAGCTGGAGACGTCGGCGAGGTGCTGCTCGCGCTCGCGCTTGGAGCGGATCATCTCGACGGCCATCTGGGTCAGGTTGTCGGCGAAGTGCGGGTCGAGCGTCGAGGCCTGACCGATCTGGTCCGACGTCGGCCCGGTGTCGAGGTTGATGCCCGACCTGATCTTGGCCAGCGCGTCGCGGCCAGCCATCATCTGCTCCTGCGCCTGCCCACCCTGCCGGGCGTTGACGAAGGCCTGCGCCAGCTGCGCGGCACCCTGCCACGGGCTCGGCATGTCGCGCGGCGCGGCGATCTGCTGGGCCTGCTCGGCGAGCATCTTCTGGCGCGCCATCAGGCCGTCGAGCGTCATGCCGCCGGTCGGATCGGTCGACGTGCCTGCGGAGGTGAAATTGGCGATGCGGGCCATCAGAACAGCCTCCCCGAATTGAGCCGCTGCATGGCCATGGCCAGCTGCTGGCGCTGCTGGTCCTGCTGCGCGGGATCGACAGTGGCGACGGCCCCTTGATCGATGCGGGCCGGGCCGGGCTGCGCTGGCGCGCCGCTCGCCGGCTGCGGCATGCCGCCGCCGCCCATGCTCTCTCCGACGCCGCCGAGGTTCTTGGCCAGCGTCTGCCACCATGGCGTGGCAGCAGCGCCCCCCACAGGGGCGGTAGCGCCAGCGCCGGCCTCATTGCCCGCGCCGCCGCCAGCGGCCTCCACGGGGCCTCCGGGGTTCGCAGAGTTGCCACCACCGATCAGCGAGGCGAGCATCGAGCGGGGATCGGAGCCGCGACCGCCACCAGCGGCCTCTACAGGCCCCTGCGGGCGCGTCGAGTAACCGGCGGGCTGGACTTGCTCCTGACCGCGAGGACCGTCCATGACGGGCGGTGCTGGCGGCGGGGCGGGTGCCTGCTGCGGCTGTGCCTGCTGCGCCGGGGCCGCGCCTTGGCCGCCGTCGCGGGCACCGCCGCCGAAGCCCTCGCCGTGCATGGCGAGGTTCTCGCCGAGGGTGCGATTGGGGTCGATGGGCAGGCCGGTGTTGCGCATGGCGGCGAGCGTGCTGCTGTCCCAGCGCTTGAGCGGAATTTTCGCAGCGATCTCGGCCTGCTGATCGTAGCTCGCGCCCAGCGGGTTCGACGCATATTTGCCGCCGCCGAAGTCCTTCCAAGTGCCGGTGGTGATCTGGAAATAGCCTTGAGCTTGGCCCGACGAGGTGCCCTCATGGGTGTTGGCGATGTTGCGCCCACCACTTTCATTCCTGAGCAGGGCACCAAGCAGCTTGGTCATGTCAGTGGCCGCCCCAGCCGTTGCCGTTGCCGCCGCTGCCGGCACCGCGCGCGCCGCCGCCGTTGCCGCCGCGCGTGAGCAGGTCGGCCAGCACGTTGCGCGCCGCCGCCGCTGGTGGTGGCGCGGTGGCGTCGGCAGATGCCGCCGGGTTCGGCGGTCCACCGCCCTGCTGATTGCCGCCGCCCATGATCTGCTGGAGCATGTCAGGCGTCAGGCCATGCGAAGGCTGGCTGGGGTCGCCCAGAAAGTTGATGAAATTCGTCTTCAGCGGGGCCGAGCCGCCCTGCGGAATGATCATGTTCGACGGCGGGTTTGGCCCCCTCGGCGGGTCCGAATAGTCGCTGCTGCCGGAACTACCCATGGTGATTTCCTCTCGAATACAGCAGGTCGTAATTGACCGCGTCGAAGCCGCCCATGCGGACCACGGCGTCGGGGTGCAGCTGACGCACCTCGTCGGCCATCACGCCGACATGAAGATCGGGCTGGCCGCGATAGCGGAACCAGTAGAGCGGCGCGCCGGCCAGCTCGCCGCCGGTCGGCTCGATGTCGGTCTTCAGCCGGCGGTCGGAGGCGAACATGCCGCCGGGACCAAACATCGCGCTGACGCCGGCACCGCCGAGGCCGAAGAGGCCTTGGTTGGTGGCGCTGGCCGCCGCCACCTGATTTTTGTAGGCATCGCTCATGTACTGGCCGACCGGCGCGGCGGCGACGCCCTGCCGCGAGAACGGCTGGAACTGCGGCGTGGTCACCTGACCCATGCCCATCAGCGCGCCGACCTCGTTCGGCAGCTGGTTGCGCAGCGCGGTGTCGCTCGACTGCTGCGCCTGCCGCAGATTGTTGCCCGCCGAGGCGTAGTCCTGCCCCTGCGAATATTGCTGCGCCCCGGCGGCGTTGTAGGCGCTCTGCGCCGCCCGGCTCTCGTCGCCGCTGGCGAGGTAGGCCTGATTGGTGGCGTCGGTGAAGGCGCGGGCGCGGGTGTCGGCGACACTGCCAGCACCCTGACTGCCGGGGTTGAGGCCGCGCGCGGCGAGCTGGGCGTCCTGCGACGCGTTCGCCTTGCCGGCGGTCTCGTTGTAGCGCTGCATCATCGCGTCCTGCACAGCGCCACGGTCGGTCGGCGTCTGATCCTGTCGGACGGCCTGCGGTGCCTGGCCCTGCGACCACGGGTTCCAGCTGGAGCTGTCGAGCGAGGTCTTGAACTGGTCCGCAAGATTGGCGCTGGCGGTGACGGCGGCCTGCCCGGCATTGCCCTGAGCCTGCGTCTGCAGGCCGAGCAGCTTGTTCTGGTCGGGGCTCAGCGAAACGTCGCGCTGGTAGCGCGGCACATAGGAGGCATTGCCCTTGGCGTCGTAGATCGTCTCGTAGCCGTTGTTGGTGTACTTCACCGAGCCATAGGGGTTGGTCTCGTTGGCGTTGTTGATGATCGCCGACGACTGCGCCCCGTAGAGGTCCGACGACTGCTGCGCCGCCGCCTGCGTGTATGGGTTGGGCGGGCTAGGACTGGAGACCATGGTGGAACCCTCCGAGGGCGAGAGGCTGGATTGAGGCGCGCGCCGGGTGGTAGCCGGGCAGGAAGCGGCAGTCCTCGCGGAGCATGCCGAAGAGCAGGGCGTCGCGTCGTCCCTCGACGCCCATGCGCATGAAACCCTCGTAGACAAAGCCCATGCGGCGGATCAGCTCGATGGTCGTCTGGGCCTCCGGGTCGACCAGCGCGGTGACGCGCACGGCTCGAGAAAACAGCCCGGTGAAGATCGCCCGCAGCAGCCGCCGGCTCATGCAGCGCTGGTCGCAGATCGCGGTCGAGAAGTGGACGTTGAACCACTCCTTAAACTCGCAGGCCAGCACGCCCATCAGGGTGTCGTCGTCGCGCCGGGCGGTGACGCAGAACCAGCGCGGGTGGCGAAAATCGATGCGGCGAAAATCGATGCCGGTCTCCTCCGAGAGAAACTCGGCGGCGTCGAGGTCGAGGGCGTCGAAGGTGACCTTCATCCGAAGATGCTCCCCTGCTCGTAAAGCACGTCCCAGCCGCCGACCGCGAAACTGCAGTTGAGGATCAGTGCGGTCAGGCGCGGCGCGCCGACACGTCCGATGACGCCGACACCCGACCAGTCGTTGTGGCCTGTCAGCGCACCGCCCCAGCCGTCGACGTCCCACGTCGCCAAGTCCCAGACGGCACCTTGCGAGGAGAAGGTGACGTCGGGCTGGTTGGTCGGCGCGGACAGGTCGTAGTCGACCTTCATGTCGATGAACGGGAGCGGCGAGCCCTCGGTCTGGATGTAGGGCAGGATCATCTTGAAGAGCTTCGACGCCGGGGTGCCGTAATTCGACCACGCCATCTGCACGTCGACCTTGATCGGCTTGCCGTTGTCGTTGAGGAACGTCGGGTGCATCTCGTAGACGAGGCCGTCGTCGGAGCCGAAATAGAGCCGCCCATCGAGCCAGCCCCAGCAGCGCGCCGGCACCGCCGACCACGATGCCCAGACCGGGTTCGGCATGAAGCGCACCATCTGGCCATAGCGGTTGAGGCCGCCCTGCGGGATGTTGCAGATCATGCGCCCGCTCAGCGGGTTGATGATGACCGACCAGCCGGGACTGTCGCGATGCAGCAGCGCCGGCTGGTAGAAATTGGTGAAGACGTTGCGGTCCTGTGCGCCGAGCTGCTCGCTCTCGGCGCGCATCAGCGTCGACATCGGCACCAGACCGGTCGAGATCAGGCAGTAAAGCTCGCCGCCATAGTTGGCGACCGCATGCTTCGACATCGGTGCGTCGAAGCGATAGACGCCCTGCAGGTAGAAGTTGGCGGGATCGGTCGGGTCGGTGCCGCCGTAGATCGCCAGCTCGCCATTGGTGGTGAAGATCACCAGCTGGTCGGTGATGTTGGTCGCGCCGGTCGTCGACCATGTGTACATGGCGCGGATGGTGCCGCCGCGCTTGAAAATGGCGTTGAGCGGGAGCAGCGCGACCTCGCCGGACTTCTGCTGCAGCGGCAGGTAATAGACCGCCAGATTGGTGGTGTCGGCGAACCACAGCCGGTTCTGGTGCGCCAGCACGATGTTGAACTGCGCGGGCGTGATCCACGGCTCGGCGGCGGGCGCGGTGACGGTCTCGGCGACCATCGCCGTGCCGTCCCACGACCAGACGCCGTCGAAGCCGTTGACCATGATCGTGTAGTCGGTCGACGACAGGTTGGCGAATGAGGTCCACGACCAGTCGTTGCCGGTGAAGCCGCTGTGGACGACGGTGCCGCTGAGCAGGCTGATGGTGCCGTTGACCGCAGCCGCGATCTGCATTGGCGCGCCGTAGTACGGCACCAGCGTCTCGACCGGGTGGCCGCCGGCAAAGGTGTGGCGAAGCAAGGTGCCGGCGCGGGCCTTGATCTGGTTTTCCTCGATCACCCAGTTGTCGAGGACGGTGGCGGTGAGCGGGTCGCCCTGTATCAGCTTCGACGACAGCGACAGGCCCTTCAGCGGGGCGCTGATGTGCTTGAGGTTGGCCACCTGCTTCTTCACCTGCGCAGGCGTCGACTTCAGATAGCGGGATGGGACCATCCTCATTGCTGGCGGCCCTCGTCGCAGTTGAGGTCGAGGACGCGGCCATTGGTGCGCGCCGCCAGCTTGTTCAGCCGGGTCAGGAAGTCGCGCATCTCCTCGCCATATTCGAGGCCCTTGGCCTTCAGGAACCGGTACTTCAGGCCGTCGATGGCGAGCCTCGCGTCGAAGGCGATGAGGTCGTCGTCGGCGGTGAAGCTGTCCTTCGGCACCTCGGTGGCGGAATAAATCCAGATGCCGTCACCGAGGATGTCGACATAGGGCTGGTCGAGCATCACCTCGTCGGCGACCGCCGACAGCAGCGCCAGCATCTGGACAATGTCCTGATCGAGCGAGCCGACCGCCGTGGAGACCGGTCGCTGGGCGATGCCGATCTCCATGGAGGCTTGGCTGATGCAATCCTTGACGCTGACCAGAGCGGACATGTCAGGCCACCTGCTCGCGGTGCGGCTGCAGCTTCAGCGCGTTGATCATCGAGTTTTGCGCCGAGATCGTGCCGCGCATCTCGACGACCTGCTCGGTCAGCGCCTCGATCTGGCCGTCGCGGTCGCGCAGCAGCGCCTCGAACTTGCCGAGGTTGGCCGAGAATTTCAGCATCTGCTGGGCGCGCTCGACCAGCTCCTTGAAGTCGCCGGGCATCGACGGATCGGAGCGCAGCTTGGCCAGCTGCTCGATGGTGTTGACGTCGCGGGCGGCCAGCATCTTGAACTGCGCCGGGGTGATGACCGGCCACAGAGCCAGCGGGAAGCCGTCCTGCACCGGTTGCAGCTGGCGCGCGCCCTGCTCCTTCAGGAACAGCTGGTAAGGACCGGGATTTTCGTCAAAATCGGTCTCGGTGGCGACGTACTGCACCTCGGTGAAGGGCGGCACGGATTTGATGATGCGCACCGTCTCGCGGTAGCGCGGCAGGCCGTCATCGCTGACGCCGTCCTCGGCCCAGCCGGCAACGAACCGGACGATGGCTTGGCTTTCTTCTGGCATGTGGTTCTCCCTTTTTGGAGGGTGGCTGCAGGATCAAGGAAGAAACCTGCAGCCACCCCGTTATTTGCCGAGGGTGGTCGGCAAACTCTCAGACGCCGGTCAGCAGGATGCGGCCCTGCTTGGAGCGGTTGGACAGGGTCAGCGCGCCCATGAAGGCGAGGTGGCGGGTGATCGCGTCCATGTCTGGCGACTGGTCGGGAAGATCGAGCATCTCGAAATTCCGGCCCTCGTAGATTTCGAACTTCATGAACTTGGTGTTGAGCATGTAGCCGCCGACGAGGCCGGTGGCCGCGCCGTCGAACACCAGAGCCGCCTGCTTGTATTTCAGGGTTTCGAAGCCCAGTGCGCCAAGCCGTGCGTCGGCGTAGCGCTGGTTCTCCTGCAGGCCGCTCTCGTAGGTCGAGTAGACTTCGGCGTCGGCGACGACGAGGTCGGGATGCTCGGTGCCCCGGATCAGCTTCATCCAGAGCGCATTCATGCCGGCCTTGAGGGCCGGGTACTGCAGGCCGGTGGCGCGGGCGATGGACTGGAACTGGTTCATCCAGAACGCCCATGTGGTGGCGCTGATGCCGCCCACGGTGCCGAGGCCGTCATCGGTGACGAAGGCCTTGAGACCGGCGAACGACTTCGCCACCGTGCCGTCGCCGTAGACCGCCTTGGTGATGTTGTTGTTCATCGTCGACTGGGCGTTCTCCATCTTGCCTTCCAGCAAGTTGAGGATGCGCTCCTTGCCCTTGTTCTTGGCCAGATCGGGACCGGAGAGCGTGATCGAGGCGACCGCGTTGGCCGGCGAGTAGTCGGCCTCGGACAAGGTCTCCTTGAGGGCACGCGAGAGCAGGTCGACGCCGCTGTACCAAGCGAAGGTTTCTTCTGCGTAGCTCAGGGGGCAAGAGATCGCCTTGCCGCCGTCAATGGTGCGCACGCGGTCACCGGCCTTGAGCAGCGCGGTGATGGCGTTGGAGTTGCTGACGTTGTCGGCAAACTCCTTGTGGTAGTTGTTGATGGTGGTGGTGACGAGGTTATTGGTGGTCGGTTCGGCCATGACGGGCTCCTGTCAGAGGAGCCCGTTCCACGGCGCTCCTCAGAGGCCGACCTCTTCAGCTGCTGCCTCAAGCGCCGCCCTGATCCCTGTGGCCTTGCCGCTGCCGGCGGGCTTGGAAACTGGCGAGGTGACACCCCGCACGTTTGACCGCACCGCTTGCCGCGCCCGCTCGTTGGACTGCTGCTGCTGGACGCCTGCGCGTTCAGCGGCAATCAGGCTCGCGCGGATTTCGGGGACCGCCCAGATGGCCATGTCGTAGGCCTGTTGCAAGTCGCGCTCCGGGTTCGCCCGGTACAGCTCGATCATATGCGGCAACACCGCGTCGAAATGCGGATGTTTCGGCTTGCCCGAAGCATCCTTCTCGTCCGCGAAGCTGTCGATTGACCATCTTGTGACCTTCAACACTTCAGCATTGGCCTTTTGAGCTTCCTGCTGACGCATCTGGTGCAATTCCCCTCTCAGGGTCTGCACGTCGCTTAAGGTTTTACCGATGTGGTCGGCGAAATACTTGATAGCCGGGTCTTTGAGGTCTTCTTCCGACAAGGCCCCTCTGCCCGGCTGGCTCATTTGGCCTGTTGCCGCTGGGTCCAGACCCATCCGCTGACCAAGCTCCTGCCACAGCGCCATGCGAACCTGAGGGTTCTGATCCATGGCCCGGCGGTGAAACCCTGCCCACTGCCCGATGGCATCGTAGGCCGAGACACCCGCCTGCTGCAGCGACCCGGCAATGACCGGGTCTTGGAAGATCGGCGCGAGCGACTGGGTAAACTGGACTGCTGTCGCTGAGGCCTGCGCCTTGCCTTGGTAGTCCCGCTCCATTTCGGTGTGCCGCCGCAGCAGAAATTCCTGCCCTGCTGGTGGAAGCGTCGCGAAGGTTTTGCGGTCCTGCTCAGACCAGTGCTGCGGTGGTTGATTGCTCCCGTGGGCTGGATCAACCGGCGTCGCCGTACCGGGCGCTTTAGGATCGGTGATCGGGGCTGGGTCTTGCGACTGCTCGCCCGGCTTCGCTGCCTGATCTGCTGGTGCGAAGCGGCCCAACCTATCTCTCGCGCGGGCCTCCTGTCCAGCAACATCGTCGGCTGAGGGCTCACCATCGGTGGCTGCGGCAGCGTCCTGCACCTCGTCCCATGAGGCCTCTGCGACCTCTCGGATCGACGGGCGGGGAGCGGGTAGCGTAGTCTCAGGGGCTGGAGAGGGTGCCCCATTTGACGGAGGCATCGCCTGATCGTTTTCTGGCATCTTCGACTTCCTTTTTTTGCGCCGCCCGGCCTCGCTTGAAGACGGGTGGCAAGTCTCTCGGATCGACCGCGTCGGCGGCCTTCATGTCGCGCTCGCGGTCGCGCCACGACGTGATTTCTGCCCCGGTCACCGGACTTTCGAACGGCTCGATGCGGCTCAGCATCGGAGACGGGAAGTCAGACCGCGCTGGAGGGACGTCTTCAGCGCGGCCCGACCCTTTCGGGACTACGAGGCCATCCCGAAACACAAAAACCGTCATTTCTTCGACTTCGGCAGGTTGAACTGGCCGCCGCCGATGTAGCCGCGTGCGCCCACCTTCTGCGGCTTCTGCACCGGGGTGCCGGGCGCGGTCGAGCCTTTGACGAACTGGGCGTTGTCGCCCTTCATCACCGCGCTCGGATCGGAGCCGGGCACATCCATGAAGGGGATCGCCTTTTTCGCCGTCTTCGGCAGCGCGAACTGCTTCGGCATCTTGCGGTCCTGCGGGTCGCCGGCTGGCGGCTCCTTCGTCTCGGCCTTGAGGGTCTCGCCCTCGCGCTTCATGTCAGCCTTCAGGTCGTGTTTCATCGGCTCTCCAGTGCAGCCTTTCTGGCGTACATCAGCGACGTCTCCAGATGCGTGGCGGCGATGTTCATCCGCCGGCTCTGGAAGGTGTGTTCCTGATGCTGGCCGGGAGGGTTCGAGCCCTCGGCGGCATGCATCGCGTCAAGCAGGGTCTCCCCCGCCGCCGTGATGGCGGCGAGGTGATGCTGCTGCCGCTCGCTGAGCGGCTCGCCGGTCGCGGTGTTGACCGGGTCGCGCGGTCCCATGATCAGGCCGGCGGGTTCGCGGGCGGCGTCACCGGGGGCGTCGGGGTGTTGGCGGTGACGGCGTCGGCAAGGGTCTTGGCGTTGCCGTCGATGTCGTCGGCAATCTTGGCCAGAGCGACCGGGTCGGTGGCGTTGTCGCGGATCAGCTGCGAGAGCTGACCGAGCAGGACGACAGCCGATTGCTCGACGGTGGTTTCTGCGGCGACGGAGGCGGCGAGGCGGTCAGTGATTACAGACATTGCTATCGTCCTTTCTTGGAGATCGAGGATCAGGGACTTTTCGTCGGCCTGCCGCTCGATCAGGTTGTGGAGAAGCTCATGGTGATGATCGAGCTTCCGGTTGATTTCATCGAGCCGTAGCGACAGCTGTGGGTCGATCATTTTGGTGTGCGCTCCGGTCTGGTTGAGGGGCGTTCAGGCGCAGCCCCAGTAGGCGCGTCAGGTGACCACGAAGTTTTGGCTGGCGGTGTTCACCGAGTGGTCGACGGCGGTGACCAGCTGGGTGCCGGCGGTTGCCTTCGGCGTGACGGTGGCGATGAGCGAGGTCGGCGAGACGTAGGTGAACGGCACCGAGACGCCGTCGACCCTGACCTTGCTGAAGCGCGTGAAGCCGGTGCCGGTCAGCGTCACCTGAACGGCAGCGGTGCCATGGACGGCGGTGGCCGGCGCGATGCCGGTCAGCGTCGGGTCTGCCGGGATGGCACCGTAGGCCTGTCCCGGCTCGATCCAGCCGCGTGAGCGGGTGACGTCGACCGCCAGAGCGCCCGCCGGAACCATCAGCGCGGCCTTGGCCGCCTGCGTTTTTGGCGCGTAGTCGTCGGTGGAGTTGGCGGTCGCGGTGTCGATCTCGTCACCAAAGGCACCACCGAAGTAGGTGATCGTCGGCACATAGACCGGCGGGATGCCGGGGCCTACGCGAGCCGGGAACCTGTGCCAGTTCTTCACCGGCACCTCGGCCAACTTCAGCGTCGAGATCGGCGTGTCGTTCGAGCGGTTGAGGTCAGCCAGAGCCATCTCAGCCTCCTACCGGCGCAAGGCCGCTGGTGTTGATCTCACCGCGCGGCACGCCGCTGGCGGCCACCGGCTCGATGGGAGCCTGATCACCGGTCAGCGTATGCACGCCGTTAATCTCGGCCCAGCTCGGCTGATACGGGTTGCCGGTCGGGTAAGGCTCGTTGGCCGGGATGTCGAGAATGACAGCCGGCACCGGGTCGACGCGGGCACCGACAGGATCGCGGGCGGCGATGATCGGGTCGCTGTAGGTGTCGGTGTAGCCGGGTGCCTGCTCGGCGGCGATGGTGGCCTGAGCGCGCTGCTCGGCGGCGAGGTTCGGGTTGTAGGGCTGCGGGGTGAGGGTCACGTCGGTCTCCTTCGGGTTACATCATGGGTGGGTGGCCGCCGGGTGGCGGCATAGGTGGTCCCGGCGGGCGGGGAGGCCCGCCAGCGCCGTTCGGTGGTCCCGGTGGATGCGGAGGAGCCCCCAGATGCGGCGGCCCTCCGGGTGGGCCTCCCGGTGGCGCGCCGGGTGGCCCCGGCGGGGCTCCCGGCGGTGGCATGGGCGGCGGTGGCATCGACGCCATCACCGCAAGCTGGTCCTGAAAGGTGTTGATCAGCTCGACGACGCCTCTGGAGTAGCGCACCGGGTGGAGCGCCATCTTCAGCAGCTCCAGCGACAGCTGGATCACCTTCGGCGGCGGCAGGATGCCGGTCATCAGCATCGACTGCGCGCCCTGCATGACCATTTGCACCGACTGCATGACCATGGCCATCGACTGCTGTTCCTGCTGCTCGTCGACGATGACCGTGCTGTCGGCCTCGATGTCGATGGTGCAGGTGCGCATGAAGTCCGAGCGCAGGATCGCCAGCACCTCTGGCGTCATTGTCTCACCGGTCATCGCCTCCAGCGTTTCCGGGGAAAAATTCTTGGCGATGATCTCGCCCTTGAGGCGCAGCAGGTCGCGCACGAAATTGCCGGCCTGCTGCTTGGCGTCCTGCAGCCGCGACGCGCCCATGGAGCCCTTCATGCGCTGCGCGGTCGCGGTCTCGGAGGCCTTGGTCGCGCCGCGCATGATGTCGGAAATGCCCATCACCTCGTAGATCGCCTGCTTGCACTGCTCGCGGGCGAGGAACAGCTTGTCCAGCGCGTTCATGAAGTCGGTGATCGGCATCATCCAGATGTGCGCCGAGAGGCCGCCCGTGATCATGTCCACCCCCTCGACGGGGATCATCTTCTGGTCGTCGGCGGTGAGGATGTCCCTGATCTCGTTCGAGGCGGCGTTGAAGGCCCCGCGCACCTTGATCTGCTTGGTGAGGTTCGAGATGCGCGCCGAGGTCTCGTCGAGGTCGGCGGCGAGCTTGGCGTACAGGTCGTAGAACGGGCGCGGGATGCGGCTGTCGGTGGTGGTCACCGCCAGCATCGGCACCGGGATCGGGTAGAAGCCGTCGAGCTGCAGGCTGTCGGGGTCGACGCGGAAGGCGAGGCCCGACGCGTCGCGGCAGAACCAGATGATCTGGCGCGAGTTGCGGTCCCAAATCTCCCACAGCATCGCCTTCTTGATCTTCTGGCCGAGCTTCTGCGCGGTCTTCATCGCCGCGCCGCCGCCGACCGGGCTCATGGCCGCGCTTTCGTCGGTCCACTTGACCAGCTGGTCGAGCTGGTTCGCGGCCTTCAGCTTCTCGTACTGCGGCGAGCCGGCAAACTCGGTGTCCAGCTCCTTGGCGGCGAACAGGTGGCGGAAGGCGATCCAGCTCATGTCGCTGGTCGAGCGCACCGGGTCGCAGAGGAAATCCTCCCAGTAGACATACTCGTCGTCGACCTCTTCCCAGACCTTGACGTCCTCCATGGGCGGGCCGCCGTTGTCGCCCATCTGGGGCGGCGCTGGCAGCGGCGTGGTGCCGTCGCCGGCCATCACCGGCATCTGCTTCATCTGCGGCTTCCAGCGCACGCGCACGATGCCCCTGCCGGGCAGCAGCACGTCCTTGATCGCCATTTTCACGGCTTCGTCGGAATGCTCGTCGTCCAGCACGATCTCCAGCGCCTTCTCCATGACGGAGGCGGCGGTGTCGATGTCCGACTGCACCGGCCCCGGCGGGGGCGGCGGTGGCATCGGTGGCGGTGGCGGCCCGACCATGCCCATGGGAGGAGAAGGCATGGCCGGCGCGCCCGGCGGGGCCATCGGTGGCATGACGATGGGAGCGCCGAGTGGTGGTCCCGGTGGCGGCCCCATCGGCGGCGGGCCGTTCATCGGGCCGGGGCCGGGAGGCATTTCGGGAACGGGGCCGCCCGGCGGCGGCAAGGGCGCGCCGGGCGGCGGGGGTGGCATCCCGACACCGGGGGGCGGCTGACCCGGAAGTCCCAGACCGGGGGGCGGCATCGGCGGCGGTGGCGGCGGTGCCACTTTCGTGAAACGGCTGCGCACGACAGGCTCTGGCGGCTTCTGGTAGACCGCCGGCAGCATGACCTCGGTGTTGGCGTAGAGGATGTTGAAGGTGATGTTGCCGGCCTGCCATTTGCCGGATTTTCCGTTGCGGTTCTCGTTGCGGTAGATGCCGATGATCTCGCGGCCACGCCTGCGCCAGTCCTGCTCGGCGCGCTCGGCGTCGTCGAGGCAGTCGAGCCAGTATTTGACGTCGATGTCGTCGTTGGCCGAATAGGTGTCGGCGGGCGAGGTCGCGGCCACGTCCTGCTGGTCAGGCCTGCCGGGCGGTCCTGAGTTGACCGGCTCTGGCTTGAGGGCTGGGTCTTGAGCCACCATGGTCAGTCCCTCAGATCGTTGAGCTTGAAGGCGTTGGCGACGAGGAACGGGTTCTTCGAAGCAACAGTGACCGTCGAGGCCAGATAGGGCCGCGACAGGCAGGCGTAGCGGGTCTCGTCGACGGCGTGATCCTCGCCATCGGTGTCGAGGTCTTCGGGCCGGTTTTCGTCGTGCTGCATCATCGGCAGGGTGCGGATGAGATCACGGCATGTGTCGAAGAAAAATATCATCGGATGACCATCGGCGTTGCCCTTCAGGCGCGCCCGCATCTGGTCCCAGCCGCCCATGCGCTTGTCGCGGGTGGTGCGGCTGTTGTCGGCGCGGCGGAAGACCGCGCCGTTGCGCATCAGCGTCTCGCCGATGGACGGCCCTGAGATCACGGCGAAGGCCGCCGGGTCCAGCACGCCGTAGGCGATGCGCTCCTTGGTGCCGGTCTCGGTTTCACGGGAAACAATGCCGGCGGCCACGGCCTCGGCGGGGATTTTCAGGCCGATGTTGGGCTGGCCGGTCTTGGCCCCGTACCATTCGCGGTAGCGGATGATGGCACCGCGCGGGATCACCCGCTCGTCGTGGACAAACTCGTCCTGACAGACCGCCCACCAGCCGACCGAGAACGGGTGCGCCGATCCCCAGTCCATCGAGCGGAAGCGGACCCAGTGTTCGGGCACCTTGAAGGCCGGGATGATGTGGCGGTGGGTCGAAAACTCGGAGAAGAAAGCGCCCTCGATGACGTTCCAGTCGCCCTCCAGCCACGCCCTGACCAGCTGCGGCGAGCCAGAGGCGCGCAGCTTGTTGATGTAGCCGGGGTCGTTTTTCATCAGCAGTGGGTTGTCGGCCAGCCGCGACGGGATGAAGACGCGGCTCATATGCGTCTCAGGGTCGACGAAAATCTGGTAGGGGCCGATGTCGATGGCCCACTGCTTGACCCAGTGGTGGCCGGGGCCGCCGGGGTTGCAGGTGGCGCGGAACTGGCAGGGCACGCCGACCGGCGAGCGCAGGCAGGCGAACAGCTTGAAGATGGCGCTCGACGAGGCGTACTGGGTCAGCTCCTCGACGTAGACGCGGGTCAGCGACCAGCCTTGGTAGTTGGCGGCGTCCTGATCGTTTTCGAGGTAGGCGCAGGTGAGCTTGCCACCGTTGGCCATCTGGAAGAAGGAGCCCTTCTCGCGCCACGTCGCGGCTGCGCCAAACATCTCCTGCCCGGCGCGGATGGTGTCGCGCAAATCTTCGCGGGTCTTGCGGACCATCAGGCCGTTGGCGGCTGAGCCGTAGTCCTCGGAATGTATCCACCACTCGCCGAGCGAGCCGTGCGTCTTGCCGCCGCCGCGCGCGCCGCCGAAGATGACGATGTCGCAGGGGCAGTCGATGAAGGCGGTCTGCGGCCCGGCCTGCGGGATGAAGCCCAGCTCGATCTGGCGCTGCGGGCGGGCATGGGCCTTATGGGGATCGATCGAAACGGTCGAGACCAGCACTTTTGCGCGTTGGGCCGCCGCAGCGTTCATTGGATGGTGTCCTTGCCGGGCACCGGGACAAACTTGGCCTGCCACTCCTCGACCGACATGACGGTCTTCTCGGACGGGCTGCGCGACGGCTTGCGCAGGTTGCCCTCGATCTCCAGCTTGTCGGTCATCAGGCCGAGCAGCTTGGCCTTGGCGATGACGACGCCGACGCCGGCTGAGGGCTGCTTCACCCGCTTGGCCAGCTTGTACATCTCGTCCAGCTCCAGCAGCAGGGCGTCGACAGTAATGCCGATGCGGTTTTGCTGCTTCGACAGCAACTCCTCGACGCGAGCTGCTACCTCAGGCCTTCTGGCGAGGGTTCCAGCGTTGGAGCGAACGTCCTTAGACTTCTGGTTGGGGGCATAGCCGGCGTACAGGTAGGCGTCGTGCTGGGACTTGCCCTTCGCGAGCCCCTGTGCAAATCGCTCGTATCGTGGGTTGGTGAGGATCGCCACGGCGCTGGACCTTCGATTGAAGTGTGCCTGCGCTTTCTACGCTTATTCTGGGGTATTCGATAGGCCAGTTGAAAATTCAATGTGCCTGCAGGGGTGGATATGTATAAAAGCGACCTTTGACCACACTGTTGGTGACCGCAATTGACCTGTTGACTCTCACGTTGATCTGCAGTCTTCTTGCACTTGCGGTACTTACACCGCAGAATGCGGCATCAGAATAACAACTAAAACCACAAGTTGACGAGGAAAAGCCCATGCCCGCAGCAGTCGCGAAAGTCTTGCGCCTACGAGGATCGACCGAGGTTGTGGAGCTGGATGATGGTCCAGCCACCATCGCTTTATGCCAGAGAGCGATCCGCGCATCGACCCGGAAATACTACGACATCGGAGCCCGATCAGGGGTCTGCACGCAGACCGTCTCCAACATCGCCTCAGGCGACACCCGCTACCCGCGCATGGCGACGGTGATCCGCATCCTGATGGCCCTCGGCTGGACCATCACGGCGAGCCAGCAGCATGGCTAAGCCGGTCGTCGACGACCCGGCGACAGAGAGGGGCAGGCTGGGCTCCGACACGGCTGGCGAATTTCACTTCGACGGCACCCTCGACTACATCAACTTCGTCGCAGGGGCGCTGCGGAAGTCGAACATGAAGTACAACAACGTCGCCAAGGGCGGCGGCATGAGCCCGACCACCGTCAGCAATCTGGCGAGCGGCAAAACCCACTACCCGCGCTTCGGCACCATCACCGGCATCCTTGGAGCGCTGGGCTACGAAACGGTCATTCGCGGAGGCAAGAAATGAAGGACGTCAACGCCACCCTGCGGCGGATCGACGAGGAGATCGTCGGCCACAAGCAGGCCATTGCTCGATCACAGGTCGAGATCATGCGGCTGCAGGACACCAGACAGGTGCTGGCGCGCCTCGTCGAGGACGATCAGGCGGCAGAGCAGCACGCCAAGCTGGAGCGCGCCGGCATCATTGCCGGGGAGCATTCCAAGCCGGTGCTGATCGTCAGGAGGACCGGCAGCGGCGACGAGGAGGGCACCGCCTCCAAGGCCGCCAAGGAAGGCCTCAACGGCACCCACACCAAGGTCAAGCCGAAGCGCGACTACAAGGCCGACAGCGCCAAATACGGCAAGCGGTCGAAGGTGTCGGCGAGCGGCGAGATGCGCGACAAAATCCTCGCCATGATGGATGCCGACACGCCGATGACGAGCCGGGAGATCGGCGACTTCCTCGGCCTGCCGCGCGACGAGAAGTCCCGCAAGGACATGTCAAACGCCTTATATCAGCTCCGGGTAAAGGGTGCGCTCAAGCGCGACACCGAGGACCGCTACAGCACGCCGGCAGCGCGATGAGTGCGCAGGAAGACGAGCTGTTCGAGCGCCGTGGTCTGATCCGGCTGGTGAAGGCTGTGGCGTTCGTCGCGGTGGTCGCGGTGGTCGCGATCTACCTGTCGCAGGTGGTCGCCATCATCGTGGTGGCGACGGTCGCCGGGTTCCTCTACCTGCACGCCGACATTCCCGGCTGAGCTTGCCTGCGACGCGGGGTTATCCCCCCAAAGGTTCCCCGTTGCAGCAGGTGGGGGGTCGGCGGTCTTCGCTCAGAGGGCCGCCGGCCTCGAAATTTCCCTCGCCCGATTGTCCCTTTGGCGAGGGGGCAGGCAAGTTTCACAAGAGGGCTATGCCTGCCGATTTTTGTTGCAGCTTCCGCGTTTTGGCAAAAAGGCGCGGGAGGTGGCGGCGGCCCCCACCCAGTCCCCCCCTCACACGACGGAGCGGGGTCGCCGTCCACCGGGAGGAGAGCATGACGCAAGGCCTCGAAATCTGGACTATTTACGACCACCCGGTCGACTATCCTGACGGCTTCATTGCGCGGAAATTCATCTACGACAGGCCGACCAATCAGGTGGTGACAGCGCCCGACATGAAGACGCTGCGCGACCATTTCCGGCGCTGGGGCCTGTGCCGCATGCCGCGCGATCCCAGCGACCCGCCCAACATCGTGGAGACGTGGATATGAAGATTTTCACCGTCGCCGATGTGCCCGACAGACTGACGAAAACTTGGCTGCAGCACCTGCGCGACTTCGACGCCAAGCATCCCGGCTGTCATTTCGAGGTGATGGCTGACGCGCCGGAAGCAACGCTGACCGAGATCGTCGATATGATCCAGCTCGCGCCGGCCCTGACCTTCACCAAAATACTGGAGCGCAAGCCATGACCGACCAGATGAACGAGGCGGCGATGGAGATGCTCAACCGGGGCAGCTGCCCGATCTGCGCCCGGCGCGGCTTCGTGCTGGGGCCGCAGGGCGGCAGCTCGATCAACATCGAGTGTGCCAATCTCGACTGCCGGCGGCGGTTCAACGTGGCGCTGTATGCCGGCGAGGTGCTGATGGCGCAGCAGATCGAGCGGCGCGGCGAAGGCGGCCCGATCTGGCCCTCGGAGCCGAAGCAATGACACCCGTCATCGCCCTGCTGAAGCTCGACGACCGCCGTCCGCAGGTGTGCCTCGGCTGCTCCGAAATTCTGGCCGAGCTGGGCATGGTCGAGGTGGTCGAGGAGTTTCCGCTCAACGGCCACCAGCCCGAATATTCGGTGATCGTCTACCGGATCACGCCCGGCTTCACGCTGGAGGACTGCCGCGCCTCGATCAAGGCCCGCCACATCGGCGCGGCGTGGGGCTCCTGATCAGCGCTTGTCGCGGTTCTTGGCCATGTTGCCGGCGAGCATGCCGAAGGCCTCCTTGCCGTCCTCGCTGTCGGCCCACTCGTCGCTCTCCTTCAGCGTGGCGTCAAACTCGCCGGCATGGTGACGGCGGCGCAGGTCTTTCGCCGCCTCGTTGCCGGCCTTGATCGCCTCGACCAGATCGGCGTCGAGCTGCAGGTCGGGCGTCGCCAGCGGGCTCAGGAAGTCGTGGTACATGCCCTTCTCGGCCTCGACCGCCATGGTGTCGAGACCGGCCTTGCGCAGCTCCTGCGCCAGAAAATCCTTCGAATGCATCACGCTGCCCTCTTGCCGTTGATCCAGACCTCGACGGTGACGCCGGGGTCGACCTGAAGGCTGATTTCGACGTTCGGCTCGCGCCCCGGAACGACGGGGCCAGGCACAGGGGTCGGCACCGCCGATTTGGCCGGGCGCAGCCATTTGACGAGGTTCTCGTTGGTGCCGTTGAAGACCGAGCCGTCGACCGGCGAGCGGATGCCCGGCACCGTGGCCGCGTCGGTCGACTGCCACAGGCTCCAGCTCGGCCACGTCTGCGTCGGCCATGAGGGGTTCGGACCGTACTGGGCGAGCCACAGCGAGGTCTTGGAGAGGATCGTCGACTTGACACTGCCCATGTCGGCCTTGAGCTTGCCGCCGCCGTAGACGGTCACCTGCAGGTCCAGCGCCAGCGCCAGCAGCGTCTGCACCATCACCTCCAGATCGGAGAGATTACAGCCGGCGTCCTCGTAGTCGATGATCACCCGCTCGCCCTTTATCGGGTTGACGGTTTCGAGGAAGTGGATGGTCTGCAGGCCAACGTTGCCGGGCTTGAGAAAATGGTAGGCGACGACCGGGAGCCCGACCGCCTCGGCCTCGCGCCGTCGCTGGACATAGGTCGGGTCGACGTAGCCCGTGCCCTCGGTCGCCTTCAGGATCACGCCCATGATCTGGCTGGCCTTGAGCTGGTCCCAGTTGGGCTCCGGGTTGTAGTGCGAGAGGTCGATGACGGTGCTGGTCACTTGACGGTCCCCTTCCAAGGGTCAAACAGGGTGATGCGACGTTTGTCGCTCTTGCGCTGCCCCCAGCCGAGCGTCGAGGGCAGCAGGCCTCCGTTGAGCCGCTCACCGTCACGGGCGGCCTTCAGGTCATGATCCAGCGCGGCACGGCGCTGCTTCTGCGATAGTAGCGGGCGGTCGTTGAACTTGGTCATTGCGCGGCGCTCCCCTTCTGGCGCTGGTAGACCTCAGCGACCGAGTTGGCGGCGGTCTGCGGGTGCGCCCTCTCGTAGGCCTGCAGTCGCTCGATCTCGGCCACCATCGCCTCGAACAGGTCGAGCTTGACCCAGAACGACGTCTCGGTGGTGACCTTCAGCTGCAGCGCCTTGGCGCGGTCGAGAACAGTCATGGCTTCGGCACCTCTTCCCACATCCAGTTGCGGCGCGAGAAATACTCGCGCAGCTGGTCCTCGGTCTTGTGGACCGCCCACTTCAGGATCGGCGCGGCGGCGACGCAGCGCCAGCGCAATGTCGGGTTCTCAGCCAGCACCAGCGCGGCGGTGAAGTGCGGCGCGTTGATCTGGACGATGCGCTCCTCGCTCATGGCTTCCTCAGCCTCCTGACGTCGCGGCGCAGGCCGCTGATCTCGGCGATGATCAGCAGCTGCATGAAAATCCCGATCAGCGTCAGCACGATCATGCCGACACCGGCCATTCGACGAACAACTCGAGCATCTCGGCCATGGCGGCGGTCTGCCGGGCAAACTCCTTGAGCGCGTCGGGGCCGTCCTTCTCGGCCTGCTTGCGCAGGATCGGCAGGCCTGAGCCTATCGAGGCGTCGACCTCGGCGCGCGTCGCCAGCCGGCCCTTGGCGTAGAATTGCAGGCTGGTGGCCGGGCCGATGCGCCACAGCGGGTGGCCGGCGTCCCTGATCACCGTGTAGCTCTTGGTCACCCAGACCGCGCAGACGCCGGGGTTGCGCTCGATCATGACGCCGCCGGGCTTCTGCACCGGGGTGCCCTTGTAGGTGCCGGCGTCGCTGATCACGCGCTTGGCCAGCGGCTGGGCGAGGAAGGGGCAGTTGAGCGCCGCGAACTTGCCGCAGTCGACGTGCTGCGGCGGCTCGGCGCTGATCCGGTTGCAGACGCACATCGGGCCGATGACGAAGCCCTTGTAGGCACCGAGCGGCTCGCCGCAAATCCAGCACAGGCTGGCGCGCATGGCGAGCTTCATCTTGGCCGGGTCCATCACCGGGAAGAGCGGCTTGCCGTCCTGCCATGCGACGAAAAACGGCACCGGGTAGCCGCGCACGTCCTTCGGCAGGCGCGAGATGCGCGCCGGCATCGGGCCGAGAAAGGTTCTGTTCATCGTTCGACCTCCAACCATTCGATGTAACCCTCGTCCTGCTCCAGCTGCTCGCGCAGCCATTCAATCGCCTCGGCGGCCTTGGCCAGCAGTTCTTTCCTGCCGGTCTGGTCGAAGTCGAAGGCGTGCCCGGCGGCCTTGCACGCCCTGCGGATGTCCTCGGTCTCCAGCCACGTCATTGCCGCAGCTCCGGTGGCAGGCCTTCGCCGCCGTGCTGCATCAGGTGCCGGGCGATCAGCAGCTCGCGCTCGATGCGGGCGTGGTTGGCGCGCACGTCGGCGAGATCGGCCTTGATGATCCTGCGCACCCGCTTGTAGAGCACCCAGTAGACGGCCCCGGCGACGTTGAGGCCGATGCCGAAGCCGAGCGTCGCGCCCAACCAGAACGGGTTCATGATTTGCCTCCCTTTTCGGTGGGGTGGCCGACTGGCTGGATGCCCGCCGCCTTGTCGGCCTCGTACTGGTCGGTGGTGCGGTGCGGTGGCTGGCCCTCATCGCCGGGAAAATCCGGGTTGCCGAAGTTGGTGGCCGGGTCGACCTTGCGGGCCTTCGCCGCGCGACGCGATGGCCGACGCGGCGGTGCATATCGGTGCTTCGCCATCATCGTCTACTCCTCGATCTTCGCCAGCCCGGCGAGCGTTTCCAGATCGATCATCAGCTGCTCCCACGCCATGTCGTCCTTGATCACGGCATTGTAGACGTTGACCCAGTCGACCTCGTTCTCGGTGATGACCTTCATGGCCGCGTGCAGCTGGTTGGCCTCGATGCGCAGCCGGGCGAACCAGAGCTGGCGCACTGCTGTCTCGTTGCTCATCACGGCCCCTCGAACAGGTTGGGGTGGCGAGCCTCGATCATCTTGGCGAAGGTGCAGAGCAGCCGCGCCGTGGTCAGGGCGACCCCGATCTTGCCGTCTGGCAGCTCCAGCTTGAACAGGACGCTGGGCCGGGTGGCGGTGCCGGTGACGTCGTGGGTGCCGTTGGCGACACAGACGACCTCGGTCAGGTTCGCCTCGACGCCCTGACCCTCCTCGATGTCGGGGAAGATCAGCACATCACGGTCAGGGTGAAAGCGGATGGTCAGCGGTGTCATGATCGCGCGTCCTCGATCTGTTCGGGGTTGAAGATGTGCAGCAGCCCGGCGTAGGCCTCGCCGCTCGCCTCGATGACGTAGCGCAGCTCGCCCTTGGTCGTCAGGAACACCGCCCGCACCTCGCCGGGGAACGGGTAGCCGGTGACCTTGACCACCGGGGTGCCGATGCCCAGCACGTCGTAGCGGATGTCGGCCACCCGCCGCTTCGCAGGATCGACCGTCGTCATGGCCGTGGCCCTTTGCCGGCCAGATAGAACGCCTCCAAGGCGTCGAGCAGCTGGGCACGGGCAAAGTCGCGCCGGCCCTTCGCATCGGGGATCATCGACGCCAGCGTCGGCGAGAACATCAGCGCCAGCTGGGCAAGGTAATTCTCGCCGGCCTCGACCAGCCTGTTGATCACTTCCTTGTCGGTCGTCATGCTTTTGCCCTCGCACGATGGACGGCCTTGTGGTTCTCGGCGGTCTCCCGCATCACCACGATGGCCTCGTTGACCCGGCCCTGATTGACCGAATAGAGCGACGCCAGCGTGTGCTGGTCGACGCCTCCGATCAGGTGGGCGTGGGCGACCATGATCACCTCGGTCGGCGTCAGCTCGGTCTTGCGCTCTCTCGCCCACGTCATCACAGCCGCTCCCTCAGGTGCATGATCAGGTGGGCGATCTCGGCGTGGGTGTTGCCGATCTCGGTCGCCAGCTGGGCCACAGCGGGCAGCAGGGGTGTCTCCAGCTTGATCGCAGCCCGTGTCCTGACCACCGGGGGCTCTCCCGTCACCGCCTCGTTCAGCAGCTCGACCTGTTTCTTCAACCGGACTGCATTATCCGCAACTTCCATCAACAATTGCAAGGGGGAGGTAATGCGCGGGGATGAGGGGCCCCACAAGCCTACCCCGGCCCCGGCCTCCGGTGAAGCCGCCCGGCCAGCCGGCGCTGGCGTGGCAGGCTGCGGCGACGGCGCGACGCGCGGGATCGAGCGCTCGACGGTCTCGCTCAGGCTGCGCTTCATCTCGCTCATCACGTCCTCGAATGCATCATGCTGCTGGGGTTGCTGCTGGGATAGGCTCATGTCCTTGCTCCTTTGCTCAATGGTTTCAAGCGCTTACGCTACGTTTATTAGGAGGATGTCTCCTCACGGCTGTCGGTCAGCAGTGCTGTCCTACTCTCGGCCTCCCCTTCGGGGAGATCGTTTCGGACGCGGAACGACCGCACCACGCGCGCCGGGCTCCGCTGCCCGCGCGTCGGGTCGCAGGCTCCTGCAATGCTCGCCCTGATCAGCCTGACAGGCGAGACACTCACCGATTGCACCGACGAGGTTGGTCTCGCAGCGCTTTGGCTCGTAGGGCTCACGCATCGACCTTGCCTGCCATCTCGTCGACCTGTCGCTTGATGCGCTCAGCTCGCTCAGCCCTGTCGCGCTTGCTCGGCCTGATCTTCGGACCTGACGGAGGAAGCGGCTTTGGACGAGGACGCTGCGGCTTGCGTGGCCCGTCATCGTCAGGCGGGAGCCAGTTACAGTTCTGGTTGTCGGGGCTCGTTCCCATGTCAGTCATCCTTCACGCGGTTGTCGGGGCTGACCTCGACGAACATCAGCGGCTCGAAGTCGAGCGGGTCGAGCGTCGGCATGGTCTTGGCCACTCTGCCGTCGTCCATCAGCTCCAGCATCGCCCACAGGCCATGCGCCTTGTAGTATTTCCGCCATGCCTGCCACTGCTCTGGATGGGCGAGCCTGTTGACCGTGACGCCGATCATCTCGCCGCCATTGGCCTGCAGCGCCTTCCAGCGGGCGTAGTAGCGCTTGCCGGCCTCGCTCTGGGCCTTGAAATCAATCCTCGTCGGCTTGACCATCGTCGTCCTCGATCTCTTGGTACAGCGCTGCCATCAGGCCTGTCGGCTTCTCCCGCTTGAGCCCGGCCTTGACCAGTCGCTGCACCAGCTCAGGATCGGATGCAGGCTCGTCGTCGTGCCCGTTCGGCATCGGAGGAAGCGCAGCGTGGTCGACTGTTGGCGTGAGAGAAAGAAGCTCTCTGCTGTTTGGAAGCAGAGCTTCTTTCTCTTGTGGTTGTTCTTTGGTGGTTGCAACAGGCTCTGGAACAGATGCTGGCGCAGGTCTTGGCGCAGGGGCTGCAGCAGGCCGGCGACGCGGCTCTGGCACAGACGGCGCATATCCATGTTTCGCGGCCTTGGCGGCTCTGGCTCGCGCCGTACTGGCCGCCATTCTCTCGACAGATGCCAGCGCTTGGCTGCGCACTTCCAGCAGGTGCTTCTGCACATAGATGTCGCCGACATGTGGCTCGATCTCTCGGCGAAGTAGGGGCACGACCACCGGCTTGAACACGGTCCTCCAGCGCCTGACATCGAGGCCGAGCTGGCGCGCGATGATCTTGTCGTCGGCGCTGATCCAGCCCTCGTTGAGCCACATCTTGCCGAGCAGCAGCGCATAGATGCCCTGTGCCTCACCGGAGAGCTGGGCGACCTTGCTGTCGCTGAAGAAGCGCGCCCAGTTCATCATCATGTACGGCAGGTCGGCCATCATGCGCGCCTCGCTCGATTATTATGCTGGGGCATACGAATGTGCATGGACATTGCATATGCTGGGGCATATGAATGTGTCTCCACCAACGAACCACAAGGAAGACCCACATGACCGATCTGACCCACGCCCAGCACATCGCCACCCCGGCTTGGATGGTCCTCGTCGACGGCGCTGTCGACCAGATTTGCGGCTCCGCTGCCGAGGCCAAGCGCGAGGTGCGCGACCTGAAGAAGATGGATTGCGGCACGGTCACCATGAAGGCGTTCGCCACATGGGCCGAGGCGCATGCCTACGAAGACAAGCTCGCCGCTCGCTGAACCGCTGAAAGGACAACAGCCATGACCTACCGCATCGACTATTCCGCCAAGGGCTTCGTCGCCCGCACCGCCACCGCAGCGCAGGCCATCGCGATGGTCGAGGCTCTCGGCACCGTCGTCATGATCGAGGAAGACGCTGACCACCCTGACCACTTCGACTGCGCCATCATGGTCGGCCTCGCCGATCTTCGCATTCTCACCATCACCCCGGAGGCTTGAACCACCATGACCAACAACACCCAGCTCACCATCGACGACGTCATCGCCACGCTGGAAGGCCGCAAGGCCGCCATCAGCGCCCGCGACGTGCCGCACTTCAACTACGTGCTGTCGTGGGGCAATGGCCTCTACGTGCATGTCGACCCGGTCACCAAGCGCGGCTCTGCCGCCGGCTTCGAACACGCCGCTTTCTTCGGTGATCTGCGCGCTGCACAAGCCTACCGGGACCGCACCAACATCCGCAACGGTCGCAACGAACACCCGCACCCGGTGGCGGCCTTCAACGCCCAGCAGGGCGCGCTGATCGATCTCGATAAGGTGATCGCCGACATCACCACCGCCATGGAGGCCTGAGCCATGGGCACCGAGGAGAAGATCATCGTGCGTCGGCTTGAGCCCGACGCGATCTACGGCTGGGCGGTGCTTGCCGTCCGCGCCGGGGGCCGCCACAAGGGCGAGGAGCAGTGTCTGGCCATGCTGTGCGGCGGCAACGTCGGCAAGGTGCTGGCGGGGCTGTGCGCCCAGCAGGCGGCCAGCCTGATGATGGTCGACCGTATCGAGCTGGATGCAGCTCTCGAACCCGTGAAGGAGGACTGACCGATGACCAACAAGACCCACCCGGAGCGGCTGCGCGCCGTGCGCAAGGACATGGGACTGACGCTGGCGCAGATGGCGGTGGCGCTGGGCTTCTCGCAGGCCAGCCACGTTGCTGCGCTGGAGGCTGGCCGCGCCACCTTCACGCCGATGCTGACGCGCCTGATCGATGCCTACGAGGCCGGCTACAGGCCGGGGATGCGCGTGGTGCGCATGGTCGAGGCCTGATCTCATGCCGACACCCTGAGCCGCAGGGCTCCCCACAGGGCCAGCCGCTCGATGGCGGCCTCCAAGGACCGGGCCATCGCCCACGGCACCCCACGCGCCTCGCAGGCGTCGCGAAAGGCCTCTTGCTCTTCGGTGAGCGGGGCCTTTCCGCGTTTCAGCTCCAGCCAGTAGTGCAGGCCGAAGGGATCGATGAGCAGGAAGTCGGGCCAGCCCTTCTGCAGGCCCATGCGCTTGAGCCGCTCGCCGGTCCTCGCGTCGCGGTTCTCACCCGCCGGGAAGTGTGTCCACAGCCAGCTCGGCGCACAGCCTGCCCGCAGCGCGTCGGCGACGCCGATGTGCGTCTCCAGCTCGTAGGGCAATGGCAGGGCGCTGCGCTTCATTGCAGCTCACTCGGATCAGGGGTGCCGGCCTTCATGCGCACGACCATCCACTCCATGGCGGCGTGCGACGCCCGGCGCAGGCCGTCGTGCATGGCCGGGTTCCTCTCCTCGATGTCGGCCAGAGCATCCTCGACCGACTTCTCCGGTGCCCGCTTCAGCTCCATCAGGGCCTCGAACAGGACCACGGCCAGCTCGCGCTCGTCGAAGGTGATGACGGTGCGCCGGCCTCCCGGCTGGCCCATGGGGATCATCTCAATGCGCGGCATGCGTCCCTCCTGTTGTTAGGCCCCGGCGGTGTTGATTTATAAGTCAACCGTCCGGCGGGTAGCCGGCCAGATCATTGGGCGTGACAGCACCCCTTGAGACGATGGCGATGCGTCGCGCCATATCCCGGTTCGGCCACGGTGCATTGTCGGCCAAGAGCATCGAGACGTAGCTCGGAGCGCAGCCGATCTGCCGGGCGAACTGTGCCTTGCTCATCGGTGCCGGCGTGGTCTCCAGCCAGTCGCGCAGACGGTTCGGCATGCTGCGCGACTTCGGCTGGCCACGCCTGTCAACCTCACCAAATCTGGTCAGGCGGTGGGCGTCGGTTTCGATTGCTTTGTCCATTTGCGACTATGCAACTACCCTTCACAGACGCGAGTCAATGGTCAAATTTTAAGGGATGAAACGGTCCTGCTGACACCGCCGGTTTACAAAATGTACCGGTGTAGTTCATGATAGCTGGGTGAATGGAAAAAACCTTTGGGGAGTTCAAATGAACACGGAAGTCGAAATGACCGGACCACACCGGGTGCGCATCGCGCGGCCTGTCGTCCACTACATCAAGGAATGGAGAAAGTATCGCGGCCACAGCCTCGACAGTCTAGCCAAGTTGTCAAAGGTGAGCCCGTCGATGATCTCACAGCTTGAGCGCGGTAAAACCTCCTACACCCAGACCACGCTGGAAGCTCTGGCCAAAGAGCTTCATGTTGAACCGTGGCAGCTTCTGGTCTGTAAAGACCCGGAGAATGAAGCCGACCTGTGGCGCATCATAGCAACGTTAGATCAGGACGATATGAAGACTGTGCTTCGTGAGTATGCGTCAAAGCGTTCCCTGATCGTCGAGACTTACCACCCAGTCGCAGGGCGGTAGGCTTCTAGTTGTCCCTGACGGGTCAACGACACCCAGCTGCGTCGCTGTTGAAATGTCGGTGGACACTCACGGTGGCCGGCTTGCGAGACGCAGCTGGGTGTGCTTCGGCGTAGCCCCAAATCACTGGAAGCACAGGGGCGTGTTGCAGGCACGTTCAACTGTTTGACTTGGCCGCACGTTTCGCCATTGCCATCCGATTTGTAGGGTGGTTGCATATGGGATGTCCTCTCAGCCCTACATTTTTGGCCGGCATCACCGGCAGCAGCCGACCGGTGTTCCGTCGTGCTGCTACGACATCCTCGTCGAGGGCGTCGAGTATCGCTGCGATGACATCCAGCTCGCCCAGCTCTACCGGGGCATCCCGCTCGATGAGCTGGACCTGATCCGCCTCGACGAGGTGGACGATGATTGAGCGCTACAAGGTCCACAGCCGCGACGAGTGGCTGGCGCTGCGGGCGGTCGACCTGACCGCCTCCGACGTCGGCGCGGCGGTCGGCATCGACCCCTACAAGAGCCAGCTGGCGCTGTTCGCCGAGAAGACCGGGCTGTTGATGCCGCAGGGCGACAACAACGCCATGCGCCGTGGCCGCTGGCTGGAAGCCGCTGTGCTGTCGGCGATCCGCGAGGAGAACCCCAGCTGGGAGGTGAGGCCGGCGGGCATCTACCTGCGCGACACCGAGCTGCGGCTCGGCGCGACGCCCGACGCCGTCGCCCAGACCGACGAGCCGGGCCTGACCAACATCCAGTGCAAGGTGGTCAACCGGCCATCCTACGAGCGCGACTGGGTCAACGGCCCGCCGCTCGGCTACCAGCTGCAGACGCTGACCGAGGGCATGCTGCTGGACGCCCACAGGAGCCTTGTGGCGGCCTTGGTGATCGACACCTACACCGCAGAGCTTTACCTGCACCCGGTGCCGCGCCATGAGGCCGCAGAGGCCCGTGTGAAAGAGATCGCCACCGCGTTCTGGTCTCGCGTCGCGGCTGGCACCCCACCGCCTGTAGACTACCGGCGCGACGCCGAGACCGTGGCCGCGCTTTTCCCGCAGTCGGTCGCCGAGCCGGTGCTGGACCTGACCGGCGACAACGCGCTCGGCATCCTGCTGCCGAAGCGCGAGATGCTGCGCCAGATGATCGCCAGCGACGAGAAGGTGCTGGCCGAGATCGACACCGAGATCAAGGCCAAGCTGGGCGAGGCAGAGCGCGCCACGCTGCCCGGCTGGAAGCTGTCGTGGAAGACCGAGGAACGTGCCGCCTACACCGTCAAGGCCAGCACCCGCCGGGTGCTGCGCGTCACCGAGATCGAGGAGCAAGCAGCATGAGCCAGACCGTCACCCGCGAGGAGGCAATCTCCGAGCTTGAGAAATTCGCCGCCTTGGGCAAGCCCGCCAGCGATGGCATGGTGCAGGTTGTCGGCGCGCAGCCGCCGGCACACGTTGTGTCCGGTGCGCAGGCCGTGGCCGTGCATCGCGACGAGGCCTCGGTGCTGCGTCGCATCAAGGTGCTGGCCACCGCCGCCGGCACCGACTGGTATTACCGTTTCCCGGTCAAGGACAAGGGCGGCAAGACCAGCTGGATCGAGGGGCCTTCGATCAAACTGGCCAACGATCTCGCCCGCCTCTACGGCAACTGCGAGGTGGACTGCCGGGCGCAAGACCTCGGCAGCTCGATCCTGTTCCACGCCCGCTTCGTCGATCTCGAAAGCGGCTACGCCCTGACCCGGCCCTTCCAGCAGCGCAAGGGCGCATCGAAGCTCGGCGGTGCCGACGATGGCCGCCGGGACGACATCACATTCCAGATCGGCGCGTCGAAGGCTATCCGCAACGTCGTCGTCAACGCCCTGCAGACCTTCGCCGACTTCGCTTTCGAGGAGGCCAAGGAGGCGCTGGTCGGCAAGATCGGGCAGGACATCGACAAATGGCGGCGCAACACCGCCGAGCGGATCAGCCTCAAGGTGGACCTGAAGCGCGTCGAGGCGGTGGTCGGGCGCACAGCCGACAAGTGGCTTGCGCCCGACATCGCTCGCGTCATCGCCATGGGCAAGGCCTGCGAGGACGGCATGGCGTCGTGGGACGAGACCTTCCCGGCCCTCGGCGCGGTCACCGAGGCGGCCACCACCGATGCCCTCGACAAGTTTTCCACAGAAACCGCTGGAGGCCCGTCAGCTGCCGGCGGCGAGACCGCAGCCGGGGATGGCACGACCCCGGCTGCGGTTGACCGCCTCTCCATCGTCAACCGGGTGCTGGGCGTTGCCACCGAGGACCGGGCGCTGGACGAGCGGCTGGAGCGGCTCGACCACGAACGCCGGGAGCTGATCGACACCTACGCCATCGGCTTCCACGACTTCATCAAGGAGGCCTGCCAGACCGCCGCCAAGGTGGCGCGCAAGGACATGACGCTGGACGTCGCCCGCAAGTGGCTGGAGGAGCAGAAATGAGCGAGACCCTGACCCTGCGACACCCCGACGTCGCGCCGCCAGCTGCGCCGCCGACCCAGTCGGCGAAGCGCGCCAAGTTTCAGGAGCTGGCGGTGCCGCGCACCAAGCGCGTCATCAAGGCCATTCGCATCCTCGCCAACATGGGCGGCAAGAACCGCTACGCCTACGAGTTTGCCGAGGAGGACGTCGAGAAAATCTACTCCACGCTCCAGAGCGAGGTCGAGCAGCTGAAGCTGACCATGATCGCACCGGGGAGGCAGCTCGACATCGAGTTTGACCTCAAATGACCCGCGCCCAGAACGACATGGAGAAGGCCCTGCAGGCGTTCATGCGCATGCTGGCCGGCGACGACCCGGCGGCGATGATGCGCGAGATCGAGGTCGCCAAGGGCTACCGGGTCGTCGAGGTCGGCACGGAGAAGTGGTTGCCGAGGGCCGACTGGCACAGGCGCGACGTCTTCAGCACCGATGGCCACGTCGTGCGCATCGTCGCTCTCAAGGCACGGCACCCGCGCACTGGGGCGTTCAACCGGCTGCTGGCCGGGATCGTGGCGGCCAACCTGACGCCGGTCGTGATCTGCCCGATGGACGACATGGAGCTGATCCTGCGGCGCTGGGGCTGGCGGCACCGGGAGGTCGGCTTCGACTTCGACACCCATGAGGACCAGTGGTGGCCCGCGCGCCACTGGCGGCCCCGTACAGAGGCGTCGGCCTCGGCGGGCACTGAGACACCAACGAGAGCCTCGACGGCTGCTGGCGGCCCTGACAGCCAGCAAGGAGGACACAATGGACCAATCCACTGAGGATCACCCGCGCTTCGTCAGCATCGACTACTTCGTCATCGACATGCTCGGCCTGAAGGCGCGGTCGAATTATTACAACCATCGCAACGACGAGGGGTGGCCGCAGCGCGTCTATCCGACCGGCAAGCCGATGCTCGTCTACGAGGAGTGTGTGGCCTACCAGAAGATGCTGATGAACCGGCGTGGCGGGCCGCCGCCAGTCAAAGCGAAGCCGGTGCGCACCAAGACGCTCGGCAGGCCGGTCGCCTGATTGTTGACGATGTCGGGAAACCGGCGCGGGTAGAGGATGGAACGTAGGGCCATTCGCAGCGGCCCCCGACGTGCGCTACCGAGCAGGAAATAGGCCCCTGACGGACGTGCGCAGAAATCGGACTTCATGTGGGGTTGTCGTCGACAAGGAGAGGGCCGCTGCAAGGCGGCCCTCTTTGTGTGCTTCAGGCAGGCCCAGCGCTCGACTGGGCGATGGCGAGGAAGCGCGCCAGATCGGCATCCTGCCCGGTGATCACCTTCGATTTGCCGTTGGCGAGTTTCAGGTTGACCGTGGTCCAGTTGTCGTCGGTCCAGTAGACCCGCCCGTCGATCATCTCGACCTCGTCCTTGCCCGACGAGGTCACGACCATGAAGCGGCGGCTCATGCTGCCCGCTCCAGCTGGACGAGGTTCGAAATCCCGAAGCAGTAGTTGCCCCACGCCTGCATGATCCGGGTGCGCTCGGCGAGCTTCTCGGAGCGATTGTAGGCGCGGCTGACCTTGGTGCCGACGACGTGCGCGAGGCACAGCTCGATGGCGTCCTTGTCGAAGGTGAGCTGCTCGTTGGCCCATGTGCTGAACGAGGCGCGCATGCCGTGCATCGTCGCCTTGCCCTTGAGGTCGAGACAGCCCTTCGCCTTCGGCTTGACCAGCATGTCGTTGAGGCTGGAGGGGTTCAGCGTCTGGCCTTCCTTGGTGCCGGGGAAGAGGTAGATGCTGTCGCTGTCCTGCAGGGTGCGCAGCACTTCGATGGCGGCGTCGGAGAGCGGCACGATGCGCTCCGGGCTGTTCGCCTCGCCCTTCTTTCCCTTCACGCGGGCCGCCGGCACCAGCCACAGCTTGGTGTCGAAATTGACCTCGCTCTTCAGCGCCAGCCGCGCCTCGTCGGTGCGCACGGCGGTCAGCGTCGTGAACAGGGTGGCCTTGGCGGCGATGCCCTTCTTGGCGCGCAGCAATGCAACCACGGCGGGCAGCTCGGCGTAGGGCAGGGAAGGCTGGTTGACGACGGCGGCGACCTCAGCCTTGCCCAGCAGGACGTCGATGAGCGCCTTCGTGCGAGCCGGGTTCGGGCCGACATAGAGACGCTTGATGGTGGCATGCTCGATCACCGCGTTGATGCGGAAGCGGACGCGGTCGGCGGTCATCGGGATGGTCTTCCAGATCGGCCTCAGCACGTCCAGCACCTCGTCCTCGCCGACTTTGGCGACCGGCATGTCGAGCAGCTTGGCGGCATAGTTGGCCATGCTGGAGCGCCACTGGTTTTCGTTGTCGCTGCCGCCCTCAGGGTTGAGCTTCCAGTTGATCTTCTCGTTGGCGATCACAAGATCGAGGATCGAGGCGAAGGTGATGACATCGACCTTGGCGGCGGCCTTGATGGCGGTCTTGGCGTCGATGGGATCGGTGCCGGCGGCGAGCTGGGCGCGGACCTTGTCGGCGGCCAGACGGGCATCCTTCAGGGAGACCGAGACGGCAGCGCCGTCACCCGTGAAGGAGCCGAGGCCAAGCTCGCGCTGCTTGCCGTTGCCGGCGCGGTAGAGGTAGACCCACGACTTCGCACCGGTCGGCGAAACCTGCACATAAAGGTTCCGGCCATCGCCGACCCGGTAGAAGCCAAACTTGCCATTCTTGTTGATGCGCGGCTGCAGGGCGGTGACGGTCAAAGTCGAGAGTTTCATGGTGGTGTCCCTTCCGTCTATCCCAGTGGCTATCCCAGCGGGCAGGCCTTGATGGCCCAGAGACACTCTTAAACCCTCCTGTACGCCTGTGTCAATGAAATCCAGCATTTGCGCGGGTTGCAGGGCAGACCTTGAGCCCTGTTACATTTCCTTGAGCTATGGTGACAGGGGAAAATCGGGAGGGACGAGAAGGAACGATCCCCGTAAAACGGGCCTTAACACGTTGTTTTGCCTACATGTTTCTGTAGGCCGTTTTGAGCTATCCCAGCGCTTATACCAGCACCATACGCCGGACTACTCCCAGCTATTTATACACATTTTCTTGACCTTCAACCCTGTCACTTGGCGAGGAAGCCGGCGATGCCGATGGCTGCACCGACCAAACCGCCCAACATGCCGACCGCTCCGACGACGTAGGCGAAGGTGTCGCGACTGCCTTGGCGGTTGTCTTCCTTGTTGATCTTGTCGCCGGCCTTCTGGCTTTCGATCATGGTGACGCGGCCCTTCACGTCGTCGATCTTGTCGTCGGTGCCCTTGGCCTGAGCCGAGATCAAAGCAGCGATGGCGTCGATCTGTTTGGTGGTCGCGGCCTCGGCCTTGGCGATGGCCTGAGCGCTGGCGATGTTCTGCGCGGCGACCGCTTCCTTGGCCGCCTGCAGGGCTGCGTCGACGGCGATCTTGGTGGCCGCCGCCGACTGTTCCGTGCGGGTGTCGCGCTCCCTGAACTGCACCTGAATGCCCGCAAATTTCTCGTCGCGAAGCTCCTTCAGGCCGTACAGGCTGAGGTCGACCCGCTCCTTCAACGCCTCGACCGCAGCCATGACGATGCCCGGCGTCGGCTGGCTGCTGGCGATGGCCTGCAGCACGACGATGGCCTTGTCGTAACCGTCGAGGCGCGCCTCGATCAGCTCGCGCAAGGAGGCGATGTCGCGCGGCAGGATCGGTGCCGGCTGGTCGGTCGCGGTCGCGGTCATGGGCTCAGATGCGACCGACAAGGAACAGCACCAGCACGACGATCAGCAGCAGGCCGACAATCCCGGAGGGGCCGTAGCCCCACCCTGAGTTGTAGCCCCAGCGGGGGAAGACGCCGAGCAGGATCAGCACCAGCAGGATGATCAGGATGGTTGAAAGCGGCATGTCAGCCTCCCCTGCGCGGCGACGAGGGCAGCACCGCCGGCCCCGACTTGTTCGGCGACAGCGACTTGGTGGCGGCGTCCATGGCGGCACCGACAATGGCACCGACGACAGGGCCGCCGGGCACCGCTGCCTCGACCAGCATCTTGATCAGGTCAGGCACCTTGCTGATGATGATTTCGGTCAGGCCGGCATCGCCGCTCGCGCCGGGTGCCAGTCCCGCCGCAGCGGCGGTGTCGGGGTTCTTTGATCGGACATAGGCGAGCGCCACGTCGATAAATTCTTTCGACGTGAGGCTGCTTGCCGAGCCGCCAGCGCTGATCGCCGAGAGCTGGTCGAGGGTGAGCCCGGTCTTCATCGCGGCGTACTTCACTGCCGACCAGACGGCGTCGTGCAGCACGTTGCGCACCAGCTGCTCGTTGGCCCTCTGGGCGGTGTCGTTGGTGATGCCAAACCAGCTGTTGAGCCTGACCGTCACGACAGTCGTGGCGACGCCAATCAGCGCGGTCGCAACGGTGACGACGAGAGGCAGCATCGAAGCGGCGAAGCCACTCCAGATCGAGGGTTGAGCGTCCATGTCTGCACGTCCCTTTCTTCACGCCCAGTAGGTCGTGAGCTTGATCACCGGCCACGTCGAGCCGCTCTTCGGGCCGAAGAGCGAGCCGGTGGCGGTGTTGCAGTAGAAGTCGCCCGCGTTGCCGGTGCCGGCGACGGGGTCGACAGCGCCCGACAGCAGGTTGATGGCGGGCGAGCCGGTGGCTCCGGTCGCGCCCACCGCGCCGGTCGCTCCGACCGCTCCGGGGGTGCCCGTGAGGCCGGTAGGCCCGGTCGGGCCGGGGACCGTCGAGACAGGGCCGGTCGGGCCGGTGGCTCCGACAGCGCCGACCGCGCCGACAGCGCCCGTGAGGCCGGTGGGGCCAATGGGGCCGGTCGGGCCGGGCACCGTGCTGTCGGCCCCGGTGAGACCAATCGGGCCGGTCGGGCCAAGCGGGCCGACGACGCCCTGAATGCCCTGCACGCCTTGGAGGCCCTGCACGCCTTGGAGGCCCTGCGCGCCTGTGCTGCCGACGATACCCTGCGGGATGACGAAGGAGATGGTCTGGCTGGGCGAGGTGCCGGTGATGATCGCGACGGCGTCGCTGCCGGCGGCTCCGGTGGTGACAGTGCCGATGGCCAGCACGTTGGACGGGCCTGCCGGTCCCATGACGCCCTGCGGGCCGAGCGGACCCATCGGGCCGGGAGGGCCGACGACCGTGGTGGCTTGGATCGGACCCATCGGGCCTGAGCTGTCGTAGGCCGAGCCCTCCAGCCGCAGCACGCCCTTGGCGAGCAGTCCGGTGGCCACAGGCGGGTTGTCGGGGTTGTCGGCCTCGCGGCGCTGGTAAAGCTCCAGCGTGTAGCCGAGCCTGTCCGAGAGGCCGCTGCCGGGCACGCTGACGGTGCCGTCGTCGCCGACGTCGAAGGCATAGACCAGCAGCGAGCTGCGCGGCATCAGCACCAGCTGTGGCATCAGCGTGGCCGGATCGACAGGGGTATCGTCGCGGTTGATGAAGGACAGGTCGAGGTCGAGATCGCAGCCCATCGCGGCGCGAACCGAGAGCTGGGCCGGCTCGATCTTCGATACGATGATGGTGCGCTCGATCATGATCTCACTCCCAGAACACTGTGGCTTTGCCGGCGTCGAAGGTTGGGGTGCCGGTGACGGTGGTCAGGCGCACCTGCGTCAGCGGACCAGCCAGCGACTTGGTGCCGCCGCCCGACAGGCCGAAATTCGAGGAGACGCCGCCGGCAAATGAGAACACCCACGTATTGGTGGCCGGGTCGACAAGCGCCCATGTCGCCACGCCATGGAGGAGATCGGCGGCGGCGGTCGCCGAGGACAGCAGCGCGCCCGTGCTGTGGGCGGCATTGACGCCACCTGCCGACGCTCCGGTGTTGCCGGCGTAGCCGGTGGTCTCTGGGCCGGCGGCGGGTCCGATCTGCAGCTGCGGGTTGGATGTGCCGGTCGTCGAGATGCCCGCGAGAACCATAGTGACCCGCTTGGCCGTCGCCGGGATGCCGGTGAAGTCGATGGTCGCTCCTGCCGTGGTGGCCTGCACCGCCGAGCCAGCAATCGTCTTGGCCGCCTGCACGAAAGCGGTGCTTGCTGCCTGCGTCGTGTTGGTGCCGACCGCCGCCGTGGGGACAATCGGCCCGACCGAGAACGTCTGCGCCGCAGACCAAGTGTAAGTGCCGGTGAAGGTGCCGCTGGCGAGGCCTTCGTGCATGACCTTGTAGGCGTTGGCCCCGAAGGACCAGCCGCCGACCTTCAGAAAATTGTCGGTGTCGAGGCCGAAATTGCAGGCGAACGATCCGCCCCGGTTGAACGACATGAAGGACGCGTTGCCGGCCCCTGCCGGGGCATTGATGAGGACGCCTTCACTGTTGGCGGCGGGGGTGCTGTTGACGCCAATCGCCTGCCCGACAGCGGCGGTCTGGATGGTCAGCGTGAAGCCGGTGATCGTCTGTGCCGCCAAGAAGTTGTTGGCAAGCTCGACGCTCCAAAAATCGCCGGATGCCGGCGACGTCGGGTTGGCGGCTCCAATCGGCAACTTGACCCCGGCACCGCCGGCAGCGGCGGTCGGCAGCACCACCTTGCCGGTGAACGTCGGGCTGGCGATGTTTGCCTTCAGGACGTCGGCGGCGATGTAGGCGGTGGTGATGGCGTCGGCATAGGCCTTGGTCACCGCGTCGGTGGTCAGCGTCGGCGTGCCGAGGTTGATGATCTTCTTGCCGTTCATCGGGATGTTGGCGGTCGGCTGCGACTGCCCATCCTTGGTCAGCGTGTTGGTGAGCCCGGCGGCGAAGTTGTCGTCCTCGCTGTCGTGCCGCACCGAGGTGATCTTGATGGCTGCGGT